TAAGTGGGGAAGAGGTGAAGAGTAAATTACACTTCCGCTATGTTGAGGCATTTGATGACCAAAAGATGTGGATTGCCTTTACAGGCTATAAGCAGGAACCTGCACCAAAGGATTCAGATGAAGGTTTGATAAATATTTACGAGGACAAGTTTGCCGATGATATGAATATAAAAAAAGCTACACTTAAGGCAGAAGGTATAGTACAACTAGCAGTTTATAGAATATTAAAAAGTGGAAAAGAAGCATTTACTACGGACGACATTCTTGAAAATTTAGAAAAGAATTACTATACGTTCATAAAAAAATTAAATGAAGAAGGTATTATAACCGATAAAATAGTAGAAGATAAAAATGAAGCGAAAATTAGAAGAACCTATAATGTTCCTATACCTCAAGGTTTAAAACAAATAACTAAAAAAGCAAACTATGATAAATTAATGAGAAATTTACACGTCCGAACATTAGGGGGCGTCCTTACATCTTCATCTAAAAGAGGCAAAATTACAGATTTAGAAGGGCAGGAATTTGTGAAGGTAGGAAGATATTTATTTGGCCCTAAGTTTACTCCCTTTTTATCAGACCATACTAAGACATATACAGGTTCACAAAATATAGAAGGAGTTCAAAGAACAAGAAAAAAGCGAAGAGCGTCAAATACCTATATGACCCAAAGACTTTTTACTGAAATGAGAAATGAAATGTTAAGAGATTTGGAAAAAAACTATAAGAAAATTTTTCAAGAACTTCTTCGTTTACAAGCTGAAAGCATGACATTATATGATGAAAGGGTAGCTGGCTATGACAAATTTGACATTGATTTACCCGGCACATTATACCGCCTTTTACAACAGAAATCCAAGTAACCTTTATATAGTCTTTTAACGAGACACTATAGCACAGGCGAGGATTATGCAATTAGAAACTCCTATGTTTGGTTCCAAACTTACCGACGGTGGTGAGTTCGTAATTCTAAAAGAAGATAACGATTTAGTTATCGCTGGATATGCATCAGTAGATGTAGTAGACAAGCAAAATGATAAAATTACTCTGTCCGCTATTCAAGAAGCGGCTCAGAAATTTATGAAGGAGGAGCGATACCGCAACGTTATGATTACTCACTCTAACGTTCAAGTCGGTGAAGTTCTCGATGAGTATACAAATTCCAAAGGAAAAGTCCTAAAGACAGGCGTTGATGAAACAGGTTTTTTTGTAGTAATAAAATTAAGAGATGATATAGAGAAAGCACGCGAGGTTGCCCGAGATGTAAGAAAGGGTCGTTTGCGTTCATTTTCTATCGGTGGACAGGCGTTGAGTAAGACCAACAAGCATGATAGTGATGTAGGCACATTTAAGGAAATAGATAAACTTGAATTGCACGAAATCACAATTTGTGAAGAGGGCATTAACCCCGAAGCCAAATTTGATATCGTAAAGGAGGATAAAACAATGACAGAAATTGAAAAAGCATTAGAAGAATTTAACGAAGTCATGACTGAGTTGCGTAAGGAACTTCTGGTAAAAGAAGAAGAAGAGAACGTGGAGTCTATGGACACCATGCCTACCGCTCAGCAAGACAAAGAAGAAATGATGATGGAAGACGTAGAAATGGAAGACGCCGAAGAAGAAAAGGCTGATTACATGTCTGAAGACTACGAAGCCGGTGACTATGGTGAAGGAATGGAAGTAAAGTCTCTCAACGCTGAGACACTCGACCTTTCTCCTGCTAACATTGAGAAGGCTTACGAAGCTTTCCGTGCAGAGCGTGAGGAAGAGCGTGCCTATGACTTAGTTAAGGCACAATTCGAAGCCCGATACGCTGCTGAACTCGAAGGTGAGAAGGCCCGTATTGCTAAGGAAGAGTTTGACGCTGCTCACGCGGTTGCTCAACTTAAGGAAGAGTTTATGGCTCTCCGCAAGTCCTTAGAAGAGGGTGACGCTACTATCGCAAAATCGGTTGAGGCTCGCGCTGAAATTACAGAAGACCTTTCCCGTGTGAACGAAATGTCGTGGACCGAGGCTCACGACCTATTTAACAAATTAAACTGAGGTGAAAAAGATGACAGGATATTTTAAAACAATTCAAGACTTAGAACGAGCGACTTACGGTGCATTTGGCGGCGACCGTCTACTTAAGGCAACAGGCGCAACCACCGGCATTGAGGGTGCTCACTTCGATACAGGAACAAGCCAAACAACCGCCCTATACAACATTGTATACGGTCAGAAAGTTTGGTCAATGATTAACAGAGAAATTAACGCACTTTCCATGCTTCCTAAGAAGCCTTGGAAGTCTTCTGGATGGCGCATCTTAAAGAGCCGTGCAATTGGTGGTGGCCTTGACACATTCGATGCTACCGCAGATGGTGGTGACGCTGACCAACTTGGTGGTGTTGCTGAAAACGTTGCTCTTTCTAGCATTACTAACGTTCGCCCAGAATACGACATTCTCGAACTTACCCCTAAGACTGTTGCACACACCTTCGAAGTTTCGGAGATTGCACAGTTGATGGGTGGACTTGATGACGGTATTGGCGACCTTATGCAAAACTACCGTGAAGAAGTTGGTATTACCCACGCTGAAGTTATGAACTCTATGGTTCTTCAAGACCTTACCACAACTGCTGGTGTTGGTCTTGACCATTCCGGTCTAACTACACCTGACCAAATGTTGACTTCTCTTTACAAGATTGTTGCTAACTTTGCTGAAACCAACGCTATGTCTAACTATGCTAACAAGAACGAGCTTTTCGGACAAACACGACACGGAAGTAACACACCTTTCTTGGAATCATTCGTTGATTCTAACTCCGGTACAGACCGTGCGCTAACCGTTAACATTCTAAACACCACCCTACGCCAACTTATGTCTCGCGGTGGTGACCCGAAGGTTATTCTAACCGGCTACGACACCATTCAAACCCTTGGTGAACTTCTACAGGCCCAAGAGCGTTTCATGGGTCGTTCTGAAATCGTCCCAACCCATTCGGGTATTAAGGGCGTTTCTGGACGTGAAGTTGGTTTCCGTGTTGCTACATACCACGACATTCCGATTATCCCCGTTAAGGATATGCCTAACGGTGGTGCAGGTCTAAGTGATATTCTCATTCTAGACACAGACCACTTGTTCTTATGCACCCTTAAGCCAACCGAGTATTTCGAAGGCGGTATTAACGCTGACGTGTTCGGTCACGGCAAACTCGGACACCGTGGACTTTACCGCACCGTTGCGGAAACCATGTGTACTTACTTCCGTGGACAAGGCAAGATTCTCGACTTAGAGTGAGGTGTTTTAAGTGACACACACAATTACTCTAGTCCCAGACCATTTGGGTACTACTGCACCTAAGGTTTTAGGTCACGAATATTACGTGGACATGATTGTAAACATTACTGACTACGATGAAGACGTTACAACCACAGGTAACTTTATTTCTGGCGCTAACCAATTCCTCCGAACTTCGGGAACTGCTCTACCTACTGATTTAGTGGTAGGACAAGAATTGGCTATTACAAATGCGGCGGACGTTGCTAACAACGCTACCGTTACCTTCGTTAGTTTGGTTGGTGAATCATTGACCCTAAGTGCAGTTACCGATGACCACACCGCCGATGAAATTACACTTAGTCAAACTCAAGAGCTAATCCCTCATTCGAGTATTCCACTAAGTAGGGTTACACAGGTGCAAGTCTTAGGACAAGAAACTGAAACACTTAACTTCCACGTTGAGTTGGGAACAGACGGTAACACCGTTATTGCCGACCACATCGTTTTGAAGGCTCTAACTGGTTCTTCCGGTGCGCTTGCAACAGGCGACGTTGGTACAGTTAGACTACGTGTTTTCGGTATGCTTTGAGGTGAGAACATGGTGCGAATGATTAACAAATCGGGCGGTACAAAAACCGTTCTCGGAAGAGATGTTTTAGGCAACGGAGAAATTGAAGTAGCCGAAGAAAATGTTTCGTTATATCTTCGCAACAAATTTGAGTTGGTATCTGAAGAGGTAGAATCTTCTCCGGTAGTCGAAGAGACTGTCGAAGTTGAGGAAGCCTCTTCAGAACCTTCCCTAGACCTTGAGTCAATGACTAAGAAAGAACTTCAATCACACTTGAAGGGTCTTGGTATCAGTTACAAATTCTCTGATTCTAAGGCTACTCTCTTAGCATTGGCTCTTGGTGAGGAAGAGTAAGTTTAAATACTTGCTCTACTATTTGTTGTTAGGTGATTAAGATGCCAGTACGTTCAGTTAAAATTACAGCCAATACAGTTATTACAGATTTAGGTGGAACCTTCCACGGTATTATTTGGTATGCTGCCACAGGCGCAACCGCTAATGCAGTAATCAATGTTTTCGATGACGATGATGCAGGTTCCCCAACTAAACAAATTGCTAAATTTCATACCGCAGGGTCTTTCCCCGCAGGTAATGATTTTAGAGGTTTTGAAATAGTTTGTAAAACAGGAATTACTGTTACTGCATCTAGTTTTACTAATCTAGAAATTTACGTCCTCTATAATTGAGGTGTGTAAATGACCCGTGTTGAAGACCTAGAAGGTGCGGATTTAAACCCCAACCTACCTTATGATGAAAAGCAGGCGTCACGCTTGATGTTGCAATACATTAACCCTAATACAGAAAGGGGTCCTTTTCTTAGAAGGTACATTGCTTGGCTTTCAAGTGAACATAACGTAGAAGGTTTTGACGATTCTAAGTTTGATGAAATTAATGTAGGAACCTTTGGTAAGGTTCTTCGCATGAGATTCTTGGACCACTTTGATTTTTCTAAGGCTGCTAAAACTTTAAGTCAAGAAAACTTATCTTCTCTAGAAAGAAGAGTTATTTCTGAACTTGAGGAAGAGCAGGGGTTTAAGTTTACAACTAAGTTAAATGAACTCAATCGGCGGGCTAGTGACCTTGAGGGTGATGAAAAGGAAAAAATTCTTGAGGAAATTGATAAATTAGAACAATTTAGAGATACTAAGGTTCAAGAAATTATTGAGGGTTCGGCGCAGGACCTAAGGGACGCTGCGGAAAATGCTGATGAAGAGCAGCGGAGCGTTACCTTTGAAAACATTCTAGATAACAGGGCGAGAAAACTATACGCTTCTTTTGACCCTCTTGATGAGGATTATAAGAGAAGATATAGCGTGCCCAGAACCGGTCTATTTGATGAGAAAGTAGTTCTCCCACCTGCCGGAAGAACCGAAGAAGGGTTTGACCCAAGAAGCGCAGTTGCGAGTCGTAGGACAATGGTGGGCACACCTACTATGAAACCTGATGAAAAACTACAGATTACGGATGAAAATAAATCTGCAACAGTAGAAGATTGGATAAAGGATAAAACAAACAATCTTAGATTTAGGTCTCTTACTATTGACCCGTGGGATATTGGTAAATTATACTATCCGGGACATACATTATTAGAAAGAGAAAATAATATGATAGTTAATGATTCTATTACTCTTGGTGAAATTTTACCACTTGCAGGGCAGGCAAAAATTAACATGAAAAAATATTCTAATAATATTGCCTCTAAAATTCAATACTTTGAAGGACGTGCTAGTAGTTTATTACAAAGAAGAGAAAAATTACCTAACTCTCTTTTAGAATATGTTGACTTTTTAATTGAGCTGTATCAACAAAAAAGAAGGGAAGTTCAAGATATGTTTAAGTCCGGTGATTATAACGGGCAGCTTTCTAGAAAACTTTTAGAGTTAGGAGATGAAACGGAAAGTATTATCGAAGATATTGAAGATGTGGATGAAAATGTAAAATATGTTTCTAGCACAATTAGAGGCTTAAGGCGTCGTCTTGGTAATCTAGATACCCTAGAAGTTGATGATGAAGAGATGGAAGTTCCGGGCTTTGATGAATACAATGCTTTATTAGAAGATTTACGTAGTGCTCCCACAGATGTTAATAAAAGAAAGGTTGACAATTTCTTAGAAAATTATGTTGAAGAAGCAACAGAAGACCCCAAGTTTAAAAATAAAATATTAGTTAAACTTTTAGAAAGTCCCGCTCTTAACCCTAGATATGTTGGTGAATTAACAATTAGTATGAATGAATCTATGACTAAGTTTATTTTAAAACTAATTGCACCTCAAGAAATTGAGCCTACTCTTAGTAGAAATATTAGACGACAGACTGTAGATGAAAGAGCTAGAGAAAAACGCATGCAAGGATTTAGTACTCGTCTTGCAGGTCGTGGTGCTAGAAATGAAATTTTAGAACCTGCCTTAATTTCTATGATTAACATAACGAGAACGAGACTAGCCGCGCTAAATGCTCTATTTGAGAGTTCACTATATCAGGAGGAAGAGTAATGGTACGAATAGTTTCACCGTCAGACGCATCTTTAAACGCAACGAATTATACCAACGGTGTAGGTTCCTATACTACCGCAGTAAAGGTTGCCGCACTATTGGGAATTTCAGACTTTTCTACTACCACATCTCCCACACTTGCAGAAGTGGGGGACTTAATTCGACGCTGTGAGGACTACATTGACCACGCTTCGAATGATTCTTGGAGAGAGAATCTAGTTGAGAATGAATTTCACGACTTTGAATTATTTGATAAATACCTCTACGTGTATGCTGACTATGCGGGTAAGATTCGATTAGAGAATGAACATGTTCGCAAAGTTATTCGTATTCAATCGTGGGAAGGTGGCTCTTATCAAGACCTCGCTTCTGCTACTTCTAAGGTAACTATTACAGATAATAGCAATATTACATCAATTACCTTAGGTATTGGTTCACTACATTGGGACCTCTTTGCTGCTACAAATGCTCATGATGATAAATTTAACAAATCATTTGGTATTAGAACCACAGCACAGGAGTTATGTTATTTAATCAATGAGCAAGCACCAGCTGTTACTGCCCCCTTTACAGGTGCTACTGCATCTAAGGCACTAAAAGATTCAACGGCAAACTACCCTATTTCAGATTTTTTCTATGCCGCTCTTGAAGAAGATGATACAGTAACCATTGTTTCTCTTCTACCGGGTAGCGATGGTTCTTCTTGTACGATTACAACGTCAGGAACGGGTATTTCTGCCGGTTCTTTTACTAATAGGGAAACTTATGACCGTAACGGTAATTGGTGGGATATACGCGATAGTGGGGACATTTTTTTCGTATCTGATTTCCCCCTACATAAAAAACACGCAGTTAAGGTAACTTACACATATGGTAATCCTCGCGTTCCTGCTACTATCGAAGATGCCGCTACTAAGCTAGTCTGTTGTGAATTAATTGCTTCAGATGATTCCTATGTTTTATTAGACTCCGGCGGTTCACAAGCGGGTATTGATTTGAAGAGTAAATTTGATTCTTATAAGGCAGATGTAGATAAGATTTTAAAGATGAACAAACGTATTATGTATTATCTTGATGGAAACTGAGGTGTAGATATGTGGAAAGATATTTTAAAAAATAGAGTTACGCCGGTTCGTGTATTTGGTGATGAACAAAATATAGCAATAGACCGAACTGACCCATATGAAGTTTCTACAAACGAATTCGAGACAACTTCATATAAGGAGCGATGTGATAACGCTAAGAAAGAGTTAATAAAAATTATGGAGTCAATGCTTGAAGGGGCATTTGTTCCGATGGGTGCTAGTAGTTCTATTGATGATGAAATAAAACTAATCAATAATATGGATTGTAAAAGATTTAAATTATATCTAGATAAATTGACTCTAAGTCTTTCCGGAAATAATAATGTATCTGAAGAGGCTAAGAACAAAATTAGGGCTGCACAAGCGACGATGGTGATGTAAAATGGCTGACGATTGGACAGGAGTTCTTAAAAAGAAAAAGAAGAAAACTAAGAAGGACGCTTGTTATCATAAGGTCAGGTCGCGCTATAAAAAATGGCCTTCCGCATATGCTTCAGGTGCTTTAGTTCAATGTCGCAAAGTTGGTGCGGCTAATTGGGGTAATAAATCTAAAAAGAAGTGATTACTATGTGGTGGGGTATTCTAAAAAGAGATATGTCCTATTGTGTATGTAGCGGGCCTAACAAAACAAAGGGCTTTACTTGTAAGGCTCATTGTCGTAGCAAGCAGATGAAAAAAGCTGACCCAAAGAAGGGAACGGGGAAGAAACCCAAAGGCTCCTCACGTAGATTATACACAGATGAAGACCCAAGCGACACCGTTCCCGTAAAATTTAGAACTGCACAAGATGTGCGAGACACATTTTCTAGTTCAGCATTCAAATCAAAATCACACAAAAGACAATCACAGATTATCAATCTAGTGGAGCAACGTGCTAGAGTTGCCGCTAAGAGGGCAAAAGACCCTGAAGTAAAAAGAAGACTTAAGGCCGCACATGCCGTAGCATTATCTAGAAAAGAGTCTAGCAAAAGAAAAACTGAGAGGATGAAAAAATGAACTGGGAAGATATATTAAAAGAAGATGTTAGCGAATTAGAAAAAATCGCGAAGGAACTGGATAAAGCAGTTGCTATGCACACCAGTCAGGCAAAAAGAATTCGTCAATATGTTAAGAGAATAAAGAGAAATAAATAAAGGTGAATACTATGACCGACGAATGGCAAGAAATTCTAAAGCGTAAGCGTAAGAAGTCTCGCGGTCGTAGACGTAAAAAGGGTAAAAAATCTGGTGACAACTTTGCCCGTGAAAAGAAAGAAGGTCTTCATGGCTGGTTTAGCCGCCGTGGTGGTAAGGAAGGGAAGGGAAAGAAAACTCAGCGTGGTTGGATTGACTGTTCCTCCTGTGGTCAAAAGGGTGGTCCCAAGCCCTGTGGTCGAAAGGATGCATCTAAGGGTCGTAAGCGACGATGCCGCCCAACCTGCGCCGCGTGTAGAACGTATAAGCGTAGGAAGGGTTCACGATGATGGTTTCAACACCTTACATAGAATGTCACGTTAAGGCTTCATTCTTATCGGGCAAACCTAACTATGGGGAGGATGAAACCCTATTTGGG